CCTCTTGTCCGGCTGTCGATGCATGTGCCTCTTGTCCGGCTGTCGATGCATGTGCCCAATTTCCGGCTGTCGATGCATGTGCCTCTTGTCCGGCTGTCGATGCATGTGCCTCTTGTCCGGCTGTCGATGCATGTGCCCAATTTCCGGCTGTCGATGCATGTGCCTCTTGTCCGGCTGTCGATGCATGTGCCTTAAGTCCGGCTGTCGATGCATGTGCCTTAAGTCCGGCTGTCGATGCATGTGCCTCTTGTCCGGCTGTCGATGCATGTGCCTCTTGTCCGGCTGTCGATGCATGTGCGAAGTCTTGCTTCGCCTGCGACTCCGTCGCAGCCTTGCAAGCTTCATCAACTATTCGGCGCCATTCTTTTGTGATCTGACAAAGAGCACCGTTGATGCTACCTATATAGATGATTTTGCCGCGAGGGAATTTGACCTTGCCGGACAAATCAATACACTCGGAGCGTTTAACACCAACGATCCACCAAAGCGCATCGTGAGCGCCGCTCAAGAGTCCCCAGTCACCAACTCCGTCAAGGTTGCCGTGGAATCCGTAGCCACAAGCGGCGATTGGCTTCCAGTCAGGGCATTCAACAACAGTTCCGACAGTCATCGGCCATTGGAAACCGCCATAAGCTTTTCCATCGCTCGTCGTGGTTCGAATTACGAAGGCATCGGGAATGAATTCTTCCGCGACAGGTGCCTCTTCCTTTGTGTCAGCTTTTTTCTTACGGGGCATAATTTCTCCAAAGTCCTTAAACTCAGATCGTCCGGGTGGAACCTAACCACTTAATTTCCGCGTGCCACGAGGCACTTCCCGGACGATGTGAGTCAAGGCGTTTTTTTCTTTTGCTCTAAGCCCGCGCTTACCAGGGCTGCGCCTAAGCACAACCCTTGAACGCATCAAAAAACCGTGGAACGGGGCTGGTTTAGGGCCCCTTTCCGGGATTTCGCGACTTCCGTCGAGCGATTATTTGTATTTCCACGGCACTACAATTGGCTCTGCGAGCCAACTGTTAGTGTTTCATTAGATGCCTTTTGTCTATAACGCTTTTGCGGTATATGCACCGTATGTGGTGCGTGTTAACGCGTTACGCTTTCAACTCGGAAATAATACAACAGAGTGTTGTGTCACCGCAACTAAATTCGGGGTGACTACGGCGTTAGATCCGCTTCATTGAGCGTTTCTATATAGGTAGATAGGTATACCGGTACCTTTTCTATAGGTACCTTGAATTGCCTCGCAAGCCGGAGCATCGCCTTGAAGTTTTGAACACCCCTGTCCGCATATACAGTGAGTGCATTCGGATTGATTTGAACATCCGCCGCCGCCTCGCTTAAATGCTTAAACCCCCGCTCATCCATAAGCCATTGGATAAACGGATCTATAGGTTTGGTTCGAACTCGTTTCATGGCAGTCACCCGCGTTAAAGCTGGATTCTTCGCTGGTCTTGATGCATCCGCTGACCCGATTAACAGTCACCTGCGCTACCACTGCGCTACTCGGGATCAGCGGCCACCATTGCCTAAGCGAGGGTGACCTCTAGTTACTTAAAATCCTAACCCAGCAGCCTCCAATATGCAATCTTCTATGAGCTGCATAGGTTTGCGGAGATCTTCTACTGACATGATGATGTAGCCGTCCGTCACGTCTTGGCTCTTGTGATTTAAGAGGCGCTTAATATAGTCCTTGTCTATCCCGGCGCTTCTGGCTGTCGTGGCAAATCCGCGTCTCAAATCGTGCAAACAGAACTGGACGCCCGATCTTTCAATCACGTGCTGATAGGACTTGTTGCTATTGCACAGTGATTTCCCGGCCACCCTTCCAGGAAAAACGTAGGGATTTGAGCTTCGCTTGCCAAGGTTTCGCTCGGAAAGGACTCTATATAAGTAGTTGGGAATCGGAAGTTCGTGATCGTCTCCGTTTTTTGTATCGGGAATGAGAATCCGGCGACCAATCAGATCAATGCGGTCCCACGTCAGCAATGCCGCTTCCTGCCGGCGTAGTCCTGTCAGAAGAAGAGTCAGAAGGAAATCACGCACCACGACATTCTCAAGGCTGTAGACGGCTTCAAACCATGCCTTCATTTGATGCTTTCCGATGATCGTTTTCCGCCGCTTGATTTTGTTCCACGCCCGCAAGCTGGACAGCGATTTTACGGGATTGCTTTTCAAAAGTGGCGCGCCTTCTCGGTCTTCGTATTTAATTTCGGCATATGTCATCAAGGCCCGTAGAACCTTGAATACCAGATTGGCATGGCTTGGACTTCTTTCTGTGAGAGTTTGGTGCCGATCACAAATCAAACCTTTTGAAATTTCGTTGATTGGCGTCTCCCACCAATCACTCAACTGTCTGAGTCTTTTGCTGTAATCGGCTTCGGTTGCGGGTTTTAGCTTCCGCGTCCTTTTGTAATCCAGCCAAACGTCCATCAAAGTAGGCACGCGAAGATCTGCCGCCATGTATGCATTTCCCATGGAGTCACCCCTATTTGTATATCCAAAACGTATTCAATCGGACAATACAACACTCTGTTGTGTCAACCAATACCCGACAGGGGTATGTTGCCATACAGATCGTCAATTTTTATGAAGTATCAAAGTCTGCTGGGACACCGGGGTTCCCAGACTTTCCATCTTATCCACTGGTGAAGGTTTGGAAACTAGGGTTTTCCCTGATATGAGATCAAATACATATCCGATGGGTATAATTTCGACATGCCCGAGAACGACATGAAGAATTGCCCTCATTGCGCCGAGCCTATTCAGGCGGCTGCAAAAGTCTGCAAGCATTGCGGTAAAAGTCTAGGGCGCTCCTTTTGGAAGACGGTTTTTCTAGTTGTCGGCATTTTCGTCGTCTTATCATTCGGCGGCTGCGTGGCTCTCTGTGGCACGGTTGCAACCAAGATGGCTGAAGAATCAAAATCGGCCGTCACCCTTGCTGAATTCAATAAATTGGAAAATGGAATGTCATATGAAGAGGTTTGCCAAATCATCGGCAAGAAGGGCTCTCTGATGTCCGAAAATAACATCGCAGGCTGTGGGACCGAAATGTATACATGGAAGGGTATTGGCATCGCAAACATGAATGCCACTTTCCAAAATGGGCGACTCATGAGCAAGGCTCAACTCGGGCTGACTGATCCCGCCAATTGATTACTCATCAATAACCGGAATCTTCAAAGTTTCAATCAACTCTCTTGAGCCCGACGTTATGGCCGTGTAGGTCAATTTGTAGATATTCCCGTTAAGACCATTCCTGACCAATTGCCGGACTTGTGAGCCTGCAATGACGGGGTCTCCCGAACACATTGCTGCGGCTGATGCGTCAACGCCCTGGACGACTTCGCAAATGACGGTCGCGGTAGAGATTGTTTCGGCATCAAGGCGGTTTTCAAAATCGCATGTAAAAGTGTCGATTTCGTCTGGTTCTTTTGAGCTGAAGATTTTAGTCGTCACTGCGGTCCCTTTCTCCTGAGATGAAAAGCCGATTCTTGATTGACTCTATAATGCGGTCTTTTGCCTCGGGGGCGCCAATACGAATTTTTTCCGACATGATTGTTCTGAGCTTTACGGCCGCGACGATATAGAACTTAAGGTCGAGTGCTAGACCTTGGCGCACAATGAAGTAATTGCAGACGGCGAGGAAATTTCTTGTTTTCTTGATCAGCTTTTGCAGAGTTGAATTAATGCTGCCGGCAAAGCTGAGAGTTTTGTGAATTGACTTTGTTAGGCTGACCGCGCCGTGAGCGAGGATATTCACCGAGACCGTTATGGTCGTTTCGGCTTGCTTGATTATTGAGTAGAGGCAATGAGATACGATCACTTTTGTCAGAGAGATGAATTTCCTGATCGTCAAATGACTCGAGGCGACATAGTTTTTCGTCGCATCAATTTGCTTCCGGATTGTTATTGCCGATCCAGCAACATAATTGAAGACTCGTGTTGCCACCTGTGAGGCTGCCAGGGAGCAGTTGTGCGCGACGGTATAGGCTTTCGTCGCCTTGACCTTTTTTATGAGGCTTTGAGCGTGGCTTGAGAAATAAGACTTTGTCGCCTTTGTGAGCTTCGTCAGAGTTTGTGCATGGCTCGAAATATAGGACTTCGTAGCGAATACCTTCTTTGTCAGCGATTGGGCATGGCTTGACAGGTAAGTCAAAGTCAACAAAACGACGTGCAGAATTGTGTGTGTGACGGTGCTTGCCGCGGTGTAGGATTTCGTCGCTTTAACTTTCTTGATCAGACTTTGTGCGTGAGAGCCGACATAAGAGATTGTTTTCAAGCACAATCGCCGCAAAGTCACAGCCGATCCGGAGACATAATTCTTCGTTGCTTTGACTTTCTTGATCAGTGTTTGCGCGTGACCGCCGACATAGTTGAAGGTCCGCAGGTAAACAAACAGATCGAAGAAGGTCTGGTGAGCCGTAGAGGTGTACGACTTAATCAGATAGATCAGCTTTCTTAGCGTGTAAACGCATGTTGAAAGATAGCTTTTTGTCGCATAGATTTTTTTCGTCAACGTCAAAGCGTGGCCGCTCAAATACGATTTTGTCGGCTCGATCTTCTTTATGAATGTCTGAGCATGGCTTGGAACATATGTCTTAGTGCGCGGAAGCAACTTCGTCAGAGTGTAAACGCATGACTCTGTATAGGATTTGATGACTTCGACAAATTTCCGCGTCGTGACAGTGCTTCCCGCAACGTAATTAAGCGTCTTGTGGATTGTGCCCGAGATGAAATCCGTGACGATTGATTGGACGGCCGTCGAGACATAATTCTTTTTCGCATAGATCTTTCTGATCAGCGTCAGAGCATGGCTGCTCACATAGTTTTTAGTCGGCTTAATCAGTTTGATAAATGTCTGAGCATGGCTTGATGTATAGGCTTTTGTGCGCGGAAGCAGCTTCGCAATTGTTTGAATCGCTGTTGAGACATAGGTTTTTGTGGCGTAGATCTTCTTAATCCGCGTTTGCGCATTCGAGCAGGTATAGGTCCAGGTGCGGACGAGCTTCTTCGTAAGCGTCTGAGCATGGGAGCCCGTATAAGAAAGGGTTCGCCGGCAGGATTTGAGAATGCTCTGCGATGCCGCTTCCAAGTATGAAAGCGTTTTGTAGATTTTTCGGGTGACAGAATATGCATGGCTCGCTGTGAAGGATTTTATCAACTTCGCCACTTTCAGGCACGACTGAGCATGGCTTGACAGGTAGCTTTTCGTCGGCCTTATCAGCTTCGTGAGCGTGTAAACGCAGGTTTCAAGGTATGAGATCGTCTTGTAGATCTTTCTCGTGAGGGTGAGAGCATGACTAGAAGTAATCGACTTGATGACTTTCGGCATCTTCAGGCAAGTGCGAGCCGCGCTGGACAAATAGCTCAAGATTACATGGATGATTCGGAATTTGGTGAGAGTGACGACCGCAGCCGACAAATAGCTGAGCGCAACCCTGATCGGGATTGGCGGCTGCCCAATAACTGAACCTTTGCCGCTCACTGTCGCGGAAATATATTGCTGTTGAAGCGCGATAGTCGCATTACCGACTACTGAGCCAGTTCCATAAATCGTCGCGGAGATTGCCGCGTCATAAAGAGGCGTTGCATCGGTATAGCCTTCAACCGTTAAAGTGCTTTGCCCGGAGATCGTCGCATAAAGCGGCCCTTCACCGATCATCGTCGCCGTGATCGTGCCGGTTCCTGAGACTGTGCCGATTACGTAGCCGGGTCTTAATGGTAAATAGAGAACGCTCGAGAAATGCGTCTCAGCCGGAATGCCTTCGCCTTCATTGAACCCGTGGCGAAAGAATATGCGCCCAGGAAGGCCATAGCCCTGCTCGACGCCAATAGAAGTAGTTGCCCCCGTGCCGCCATTCCAGCGCTGTCGGAGCCCGCTTAATCTGTGGCCATTAATTACTAGCCCCATGCGTACTTAATGCTCCCGCTGAATTTGAAGCTGGCTACTGTAGCTGATCCTCCCCCAATCAGCCATGTCAAACAAGCACCATCTTGAATTTGTGGGAGCGTCAGAGTGTCGGTGACGAAATTCTTTTCAATTCCGAGATGGCTCTGGAAGTGCAACTCGAGGATCGGCTTGCAAAGAAAAAATGCGCCTGTTGCTGTCGCCTGCCCGGTGCCAATTGTGTATGACTCGATCTTCTTAATACCTATGTCGCCGGCTGCGAGCGGAATGAATGGACTGGCGCGAAAAGCAGAAGTGTCATTCTCGGCATGATAGACCTCGGTAATAACAGAGCAGTCCGAAGTCGCCAAGGCTCCGCCGGCATTGCCAGCGTTTCCGCCGTCATCGGTATAGGTCGGGGTGATTTGGACGGCGCCAGCGCCAGCGACTTGTCCGCAAAAGAAGCCCATCACTCCTTTGCCATTCGTATAGCGAGGAAGTGTCACGGTATTATCTAATGTCGTTGGTGTTCCAGTCAGCACAACGCTCGGATAATAAAGCAACATATCGACAAGAATGGCTTGATAAGGGTTTCCCGCCGTTAAAAATGGCGCGATAGAAACGGAGATCACATGCCTTGTGTCGGTTGAGACATTCGCATTCAAAGCGATCGCTCCGGTTGACGTGCGGTCTAAAGATGTGGCGACTCCGGCGGTCCCGGTCAAAGTATTTGGCGCCGGGACTCCAGATGTGCGAATGAAAGTATTGTAGAAGGCGGGAAAGGTGCCAACTTGGGCCGACGCATGAAGGAAATAACTGCAAGACGATTTACCTGCAGCAATCTCGCTTTTCAGATCATCGACTCCGCTGAATCCCATTACTGATCCGCCGTTGCCGTTGCTGTGATTGTTGCCGTGCTTGAGACAACTGCATTCATATTCACCGTCATTGAAGCGATAGCGGTCGAAGTGCCGCCGGCTTTCCCGCTTACTACTGCATACATGAACGAGATGACGCCGGTGAAGATTCTAGTCAGAATTGCAGTGATCGTTCCAGCACCAGAAATGGTGCCTGCTGCAGCCTGTCCTAAAGCATAGAGCCCTGAGAAGTTCTTAACCGGCAAGGAGACGCATTGATTTTGGGTATAGTCACCCGAAGGAATCGGAATCTCTTGGATAAAGCCGGCGCGGGGATAAAAGGATTTGCTTAAACCGCTACAATTAGCCGCCGTGCTGGTTTTTATGGGACCGACATTATTACCGAAATTCCAGTTTCCACCCTGGAATTGCTCTCTAAACTGAGAATATTCTGTGCCGTTTACTATTAACCCCATATATATCTAATGCTCCCTGTAGCGCGAAAAGTGAAAGGCCATGTGCCAGAGGTTTGTGGCGAATAAAAGAGCCAATTAAGACAGGCGCCATCCTGAATTATGGGAGCTTCACCTATTCCAAATTTTTTAATAGCGCAACCCTCTTGTCCAATATTTACATGCAGTAGAGGCTTACACAAAATCACATTGAAAGTGCCACCAAAATTGCTTCCCACGGTATAGGAATTTACCTGCTTGATTCCGGTTGCGCCCGCACCTACAGAAGCGAACCAGCATCCGTTTGTGTTTCCGCCGGAAACACCGCCAGTCTGAAAGGGGTGAACGCTACCCAATCCATCAGAGATGATTCCATGCTCGCCACTCGCATCAAATCCGCCCGTGTTGTTTAAGTCATTCGTTTTGTCTAAACGAACCCATGCGCTGGCCCCAGGTGTTGCCCCGGCCGTGTTATATGCGACATAGCCCATTACCCCTTTCCCGTCCGTATATCTCGGCAAAGTTGCGGTGTTCGTCATCGAGCCATTGCTTGAAGGGCAGGAAGGGTAATATAGAAGCATATCAACGAGAATGGCTGTCGTTCCGATATTGCTGTTAACTGCGTTGATATCTACAGAAAGAACCTGTCTAACAGATGACGACACATTTGCATTTAGGTCTAATGCTCCAGGCGTAGTGCGATCCATTGCTACCGCAACTTTCGCGGTGCCAGGAAGGGTGCCTGAAACTGGCCCAGCCGGAATACTACCGCTTGATCGGATGAAGGTATCCAGTATGCTGCCATTGCTTCCACTTCCGACAGTAAGCGTGAAATAGCTAGAGGCGAGCCTTCCTGCGGCAATAGCGGAATTGATATCGTTCAAACTTGCGATTGACATTTAACCCCAACCCATTTGAATCTCGCCACTAAATATGGTGTTATTCGCCAATGCGCCACCTGGAAAAGCCAGCCATGCAAGACAGGCATTGTCTTTTATTTGTGGCAATTTCGAGTACATTGTGAGGTAATCACGTTCAACCCAGAAAGTTGAGTCAGGCACAGGCAAAACCAGGATCGGTTTGCAAATCACGATCGCAACAGTTCCACCGGTCGCGCCGGTTGAGGTATAGCTGGTGATCTTGACCGGACCTGACGTGCCTGACGTGAATGCTACAAATGGTAGGCTTCCGGAGCCAACGTCAGAGCACAAAAGAGAAACGCCCGTCGCGGCATTTGTGACGGCAGTTGTGTGCGTGATCGTGTTATTTGCTGCATCTTTACCAGTCAAGACAATCGAGGCCGTGCCGGTTGCGGTTGCCTGAATTGCGACAAAGCATTTCAGATCGAGCCCATCTGTATAGCGCGAGATTGTCGCTGTATTATCCAATGTCGTTGGAGTTGCAGGCGATCCATTGATAGTGCAGGCCGGATAATAAATGACGATGTCGACCAAAATCATGCATCCCGGAACCATTGTGGCCGCCGGGACTCTCATGTTTGCTGAAAGAATGTGCTTTGTATCCGTTGAGACGTTCGGACCAATATCAAGAGCGCCGGTCGTCGCGCTTGTCGGGACAGTTCCAATACCGGCCGATCCGGCAAAGGTTCCCGTGCCGGGCATACCAGTTGATGTGAAAAGCTCATAGAACCTGCCCGCCGTACCGGCACCATTGGGCCATGTTTTCTTATAACGAGCGGTATACAATTTTCCATTTGTATAAATCTCAGTCTTCAGATCGGCTGCATCAGTGAAACCCATTAGTTAACTCCAAGCAAAATTCAGTTCGCCGAATATATCGGCGGAAGCCGCTGTGACCGTGCCGCCCATCGAGATAAGCCACATCAAACATGCATCATCATGAATGATTGGACCGGGAGGCATTTGCATAACATAATCGCGCTCCGAAAGAACATACTGCGCAGCCAAAGGTATATGCAACAATGGCTTACAAAGGACGATAACGCCCTTACCGTCGCCATTAACAGAGATCGAATAAGAGTCGATTTTCTTGATGCCTTTATCGGTCGTCAGAAGATCGGTAAAGACTCCCAGTCCGGCCGCTTGCCAGTGGAAGCAACTCGAAACAGGAGCAGTTGCAGCCGGAAGAATTAACGACTGAGCGCAGACATTTCCCGTATTCGAACTGTCATCGGTATAGGTCAATTTAATCGCGGCCGCGCCAGCAGTCCCAACGGTCTGAATCGCGGCAAAAGCCATCACCCCAGTACCACCGGTATTGCGAGGCAAGGTCGTCGAATTATTCAGGGTTGTCGGTGTCGTTGTTAAAACGAGGTTTGGATAATAGAGCAGGACATCGACAAGGATCGCCGAAGCAGGAGGCAGCGTCGAGACGTTCGTAATCATCGAAGCCGAGGTCAGAATTTTAGTATCAGTCGTTACAGCCGGACCAGCATCAAGCCAAGGCTGCGTACCATTGCGGGCATTTATGCAGGAAGTTGCAACGCCGGCAGTTCCGGACCAAACTCCAACGCCGCCACCAGTACCGGGAATGCCATAAGCTGACGCAGTTTCATGCCAACGTCCAGCAGCGGAAGAAGCCGGATTAAAGATAGTCTTCTGATAGAAAGAAGAGTAGCTTTTGCCACCCGTCAAAGAGGTGATTAAGTCGTTGAATCCAACCAGCGACATAGTTTAACCCCATGCGAAGTTAATGTGTCCGCTAATTGCTTGCGAAGTTGTCATCGCGCCGCCGAGTAAGGTCAACCAGCCAAGGCAAGCTCCGTCGACAATCTGAGGCAATGCCGGCAACTGCGTCACAAATTCTCTTTCGCCTGGCACGTATTGTGCGACGATAGGAAATTCGGCTAGAGGCTTAACGAGAATAAAAGCTGCGGTGCCGGTTGTGCCGGATGCCAAAGTATAAGATTCGATCTTTTTGATGCCGACATCGCCAGCAAGCAGAGGCAAAAATGGAGCGCCGGTTCCAGCGGCAAACATTGTCGAAATTGGAGCCGAGTTAGCCGGAGATGTCATTGCGCTCGAGGCGTTACCAGTGTTTGACGAGTCATCGGTGTAGGTCAACGTCAAAGCAGGTGAAGCCGCACCGAGAGCCGTTTGCACAGCAATGATGCACATGACGCCTTTCCCGTTTGTATATCTAGGAAGAGTAGCAGTGTTATCTAATGTGGTCGGAGTGCCGGTGACAACACAGGCAGGGTAATACAAAAGCATATCGACCAGGATTGCCGTCGCCGGAGTGATTACCGAAGAGGCCGTCCACATCGAACCCGAAAGCAAATGCCGCGTATCAGTCGAGACATCAGCGTTAACATCCATTGCACCTGTCGTGGTGCGAGTCATCTGAGTCGCCACCCCAGCTGTTCCAGTGAAAGAGCCAGCCGCAGGAATACCAGTTGCCGTGAACCATTCATGCCATCTGCCGGCGGCCGAAGTGGCTCCGTTTGATGAGACTTTCTGGAATCTTGTGTGCTGATACTTTCCGGATGAGATCTCGCTGATCATGTCATCCAAACTACTGAAACCCATGAGACTCCTTTAGTCCAGATTGAAGATCAATTGGCCAATAGCGAATTTCGGCGCGATTCCGTTGACGACCGTTATCGGCGCTTGCAATGCAGCCGAGCCAATAATCTGTCCAGTCGCGCTGATCACTGTTCCGATTGCGACGTGCGTTATGACGTTTGATCCGCCTGTCGCTGTCGGGAAAGTTACCGCCGCAGTATTCGACGCCTGGTTTGCCGATACAGTCCAAGAACCGGTCCCAGTGCGAGTCACCAAAACTCGGGCATAACTTGTATATGTCGCCTCGCTTGTTTGCTGGTTTCCGGCTTCACCAGGATCGGCCGTATGCAAACTCACATACAAATCGCCCGAGCCATAGTTGGGCATCGAAACGGAATTGAATATGTACTTAACGATGTCGTTTTCGGTTGTGTCGCCTAATGTCATTTGAGCGAATAATCCTTAACTGAAGCGGGTCTTGAAGGTGAACTGAATTGCATCGCCGGTATTTAAGGCAATGCCGGTGAAGTCGGATTTGACGAACAAATTGCCGCCTGCCGGAGCAGTCACGAGGTCAGCGGCCAATCCGTCAGAGTCAAACAAACCAGCGTTTGTGATTGTTTTGCCAGCATCAGCAGTCAAGGTAGCCACTACTTGATAGGTGTCGTTTGTCTGTGATCCTGTAACTCTTGAAGAGGTGCCAGATACTCGGTTGTTGTGCGAGGAGCCGTCGTTTTGAGTCGACATGGCCTCGGTAAAGAGAGTCGTGTTGCCGACAGCAGCAGTACCGGCCGCCGTGCCCCATGAGGCATATTTCGGTTCCGTGCCGGAGCCGATTATGCGGTTGGTTACAATCGCCAGTCCGGCGTTAGTTAGTACGTCTGCCATTCTTAATAGCCCTCAAGAGGTTATTCCAAATGCAGATAAGGTGTTTTCTCAAATGTGGTCCGAAGTACCCGACGAGAATTTCCTTCTCAATCGTTCCGTCTGCTCTGATGACCTTTGCAGTCAATTCATGCTCGACAACTTTTCCTGATACTTCAGTTTTCAAAATCTCTTACCTGCAATAACGTCTTTCGGTTTGGGGGGTAATTTGATTTTGTTTTGGGCCCAGGAGGATTGCAAAAGTAAGTTTTTCGCCGCAAAACAAAAACACCTCATCCCGTGCAGGCGATGAAGTGTTTTATTGACTAAGTCGGTGCAGGCTCGGCTGGGACCGCTACCCGATTTCTCGACAACCAAGGACGATTCGAACGCTCGGGCTCAGGTTATGAGGCTGAGCCCCTCCACGCTTGGCTGACTAGAAGTTACCGCGTGAAGTCGTTTATGGCAAAAGTAATTACTAAATGGTGGAGGCGCCTCGTAGCCTGAGACGCCCCCGGTATTTATTTTGCATACTGGGAATCGCACCCAGAACAAATTGATTACAAGTCAATCGCTCTACTATTGAGCTATATGCTTTTATGCTGTTTTCTTCGCGTGGTGACGACGTTTAAACCACTGCTTTAGGTCTAAGAAAGGATGCTCTGCCATTAAGCTACCCAGGCATGGCGCCCGAGTTCGGATTTGAACCGAAATCTTCCAGTGATTTGCAGTGGTGCTTGAGACACCTTGCTTTCAGCAATCAACTTAGGAAATAAGTTGATTTTCTTTTTGCTCGTCGGTCGCCTCGACTGTTGGGCTACCGGGGCATATTGGAGCCCCGAGCAGGATTCGCACCTGCATCAAACCGACTTCGCTTTCATCTTGAATTTAAGTTTGAACTTCGTTTCCGTACTTAGACTTTATCACCAGCGAAGACGTAATTCAACATCTTCTCAGCGAATTCGAACCTTTTAATTTCCGTGCTGTTTGCTTGTTCCCGTGCGGCTTTCACTGCATCAAGAAGATCATTCACTCTTTCAATGTAGTTGCGTTTTGTCGGTGCTTCAAGTGCTCCAGAAATTTCCGTTTGCACCCAATAGCCTGCGATCACATCTTCTTGAAGGAGCTGTGTTTGGGCGGGGTGCTTGTCTGTAGCGGGTGCCAACGTAATTACCTTTGGAACCTTGTTGGTGCGAGCTTTTCTTACCGGTTCTGTTCGTTGGCAGCCAGTAGCTTTGTCGAACTTCCAGTCTTGCGAAGGATCAAGCGTTACAGCTTTTTCAATACTGGTTCTCAGATCAAGAAGTTGTTTCTCCAATGCCAGCAATGTTGTAACCGGAACGCCCTTTTGGATCTCGACACCATTGGCGATGATGTCACCGGTTGCAGAAGCATTCGTAAAATCCTTGCTGGTTTCAATATTGAGGTATTCGATCATCTGATCTTTGATAATTTCAAAGAGTTCACCGGACGTTATCTGAACTTTCTTCGATTCGGACGGCAAGCTTTGTCCGTTTTCCTCAAGCGGCTGGTATTCCTTTGCAAATCCATTGAGTACTTCCGGTTTTCGCAGCAAGTCATATGCTGCGTCAATCTCTTTGTATGTCCGTTGCTTTACGCCTTTTTCCAGAGCGATCAATTGGTTTAGTTGTTTTATTGACATTTTAGTTTTTCCTTCAGTTTGGGTTTCTAACAATCGTTCGTTCCATCAGTAATTCGTAATTACCAATTCCTTTACTCTCTTCGGCTTCCCGCTCTTTCCGCAGTTGTCCATTGAGTTTGTGACGCCAAGTTCGCGGATGTTGAATCCGCCATACCAGCGCCGAATCAGATAATGATCGTCATAGGTCAACATGAATTTGTGATCGGTTTCGTGAAGCAACTCCGCTAGTTTAAGGTGATCGAAGTCGTCGTGTAGATCACCACCATTGCCGTAAAGCTTGGAAGCGGAGATATATGGCGGATCGCAAAACAGGAAAGATTCCGTGCCACCCTTTTGAATAACTGTTGAAAAGTCGACGCCCGTGAATCCGAAATCCTTCATAACGACATAGCAATCGAGAATTCGGGTGATGTTGCTTAGGTTGAAACGTTCGCGAATCTTTCCTTTCAATCCGCCGCAAAGAGTTGAACCTGAAAAGCTGCAGCGATTGAGGATAAAGAAATCAGTTGCCATAAGAAGTGAGTCGTATGGCTTGTTTGCGAGTAGTCTTTCTTTGCCTTCTAAGACTCTTTCCCTCAGTTTTTCGTCAGTCAATTCGTGAATGAAGAAAACTTCGTTCACAAGCTCTTGCCCGAGTCTGCTCACGATATGCCAGAAATTGAAAACCGGATAGAAAAGGTCGTTGAGCCAGTAACGTTTGGCGATGCCTTCTTTTGCCGCTGCTAGTGAAACCGAAGCTCCACCGCACAGAACGTCACGCATCTCAAAGACTCCTTTGGGCATCAAAGGGACTAGGTATTTTAAGTGCCGTTGTTTGCCTCCGGGGTATCGGATGCAACTTCTGTATTTCACTTAACCCCCAGCCTCTGACAAGCCGCTTGATACATTGATTCAACATCCCATTCGCAGTCGTCGAAAACGACTTTCCGATTCATAATATCTGGCCCAAAATAGAGCCAAACTCTCACAATAAACCGCCCATCACCGTTTTGATTTGGGAGGGTGTCGACGCGATAACCAGCGTTAAGGAGTTTTTTGAGCCACTTCATAACGGAGTCGAGCCCCTAAATTCAGCGCGAACATCATAGATAGCCCACCGATCCGGCTGATGCTTTTCATATGCGATATTGCGAATTCGCATCAGCATTTGAAGGCGTCGATTGTTTTTCTCCTGAATATCTTCGACCTCTTTAAGTAGTTTCTCGAAGACCTTAACAGCCGCCTCAGTCTTCATGCGATGCTCTGTGGTCGCATCATATAATTTGCCAAAATAACATTCGGCAAAATATTGAGCGGCAATTCTCAATCGCAAGGAGAGCGGCTTCTGTTCTTGAGTTTCAACGCCTTCACACCCCGGCATTCCTGGACCTGCCCACATTATTCGTTCTCCCAAATTTTGCGAAGTGCTTGCATTTGATGCTCATCGCCGCAATAGGCGACAACTACCGACCGCGTTCCCTCTTCCGCCTCAATCTCCCGTCGGGTTTTGCAGCTTCCGGTTTCGATGCAAACGAGACAGGTCAAACGATGATTTTCGGATTCTAAATTACCCATCGCAATTCCCCCTTTGCTCGTGTAACGGCGGTATAAAGCCATTTTGCGCCTTCGTCTTTCTTGAAATTCAGCACAGCCGACGCGTCCGGCGCGTGAATTTGGATGCTTTCCCACTCCGAACCCTGGCTCGAATGAGCTGTTAGACAATAAGCAAACCGATACGGAACTCCATCTCCGACTTGAGCGTCTTCATCAAAGACGTGCTCACCGTTCAGGATTTCGCCGTCATCACTCTCCAAGGTGCAGACCCAGTCGATTGAATTTACGACTCGCCAAATTGAATTATTGAAAAGTCCTCGAAGCTTCGCGTCTTTATCCTGCGTGTTTCGACAAATCAAATACTCGCCTTCTTGTGGCGGTAAGCCCTCATAGCCAAGCGCTTTTCGGATCTCGTTGGTTAGCCTGGTTCTCGTCACATTTTTCCAGCAAATTACCGGCATACCAGCTTTGCACAATTCATAATCAATGTTCTTGCGTGGCGACATCGGCACCATTTGCCCCATTCTGATTTTCGTTGCGATCTGAAGAGGCTGCGAACCTTCGGCCTGGCGGTGAATCTTTGTCAATTCAATACGATTTTCAACTTCCCAGAAGACGGGAGAACTCTTGACGGGTGGCAGCTGGTGCGTATCTCCGATCAAGATTACACAGTCGAATACTTCTTGCGCAATCTCTAGCTCTCTGTCGCCGAGCATCGAAGCTTCGTCGACAATAAGCGTTCCCTCTTTCTTTCCAGCGGCAATCCATCCCGAAATATACGAAAAAATATTCGTGATTCCGAGCGCCCGCATTCCAGAGTTGATGCCCGTTCTGCGAGTCGCCAAAAGAGCTTTGAATAATTCCTCTTCTGAATATTCAGCCTTCAACTCTTCGGGGTATTTAACTTTCTTCTCGTCAGCTTCATTGAGAAAACGCGCAATATCATGGAGTGGCGGTTTGAAGATTGGCGCCATGCAAGCTTGATGGAAAGTAACGGCATCGATACCCTTTTTTCTTAAAACGCAAGCGGCCTTATTTGTCATGGCACTCGCCAAGACCGGCTGCCTAAGCACATCTACGAGACTTTTAATGACCGTAGTTTTTCCACTTCCAGCCGGACCCGCCAAAGCAACAAGCCCTTTCCATGCATTGGCGCGAATGTACTCGACTGCGGCTTTTTGCTCGTCGGTTAACTCGGTTTGTTTTGTTTCAAGTTCATTCACAGTCAAAATCTCTTTCCGCTTCATGTTCATCGGCTAGAAAAACCCTGTCTATACGGACATCTTCGTCTTGCTCTGCCCAGCTTTCATCACCAAGATCATCAGCTTTCTCTTCGGCCTCATCCTCGTCCGAAGCGTTTACATTGGCGCATTCTTTGATTGTTCTGGTTCGGTAAACGACAAAATCAGGCATTGTCTTTTCCACCTCTTCTGTAAAACTCGGCCAATGCCATTTCCTTTTTGCTGTCGGGCCATGCGCGCGCATTTGAAACGTAAGGGATTCCGCCGCTTATTGTGTGGCTTCCATCCGCATTCGGATCTTTGTAAAAGCCGATTTGCGAGGTGCGTCCTGCAAACCTTCTCATGCAGAGGAATTTGCTCATATGCACGGTTTTGACAGTCGCGTGTTCAATTGTCGTTTTGCCGGCGAAGGTTTGAACGATGTGAAAAATGTCGCCTTTCTTCGGCGGATTTGTATGCGGCGTAAATTTGAAGGTCATGTTGTTTCTTTGGGTTCCGGCGGCTCTGGTATTTTGCACTCGACAAAAGCTTTTATGAATTCAGCCATTTGCCCACGATTCTGCTCAAAAATGCGGAGATAATCAGGGTCTTTTGATATAGCCAATTCAAGCCCTCTGATCGTTTCTCTTTGTGCTCGAATGGTTCTTCTTTGATGACTAATAATTGTGCCGAGTTTGTTTATCGTCGCTCCGAGTGCAATCAATTTTTGACCAGGCGTGACGATCTTATGGTGCTTGTCGCCGTTTATGTATTTGGCGCATTCGTCTTGAACGAGTCGCCGTACTTCGTATTCTCTAGCTACTCCCATCAGTCTTGTCCCTCTTCAAAATTCTCGTAAAACCACTGCGATATTGCTGAGATTGCAAACGCCGCAAGTACCATCAAAGCTGCTTCGATCATTCGATAACATCTCCGGTGTATGGGTCTTTCAATTTGATATTGCTGTCTTCGTTGACCAATCCAAGTTGAATGCAAAGCGATCGATAAAGCGAAGATGGATCAATGTCGGCAACCGCAGCGAAGTCGCTTTTGTTCTCAGGATTCACCAGCAGCCCTGTGTAAAAACGAAGAGCCGATACAACCGTCGACCATTGCCGCTCGGTCAAAGTAACGGTCGCATTTGTTATGGCGTCTGAGAGCATCGGTGATTCATTGGGCATTTTCTGTGCTGTCCTCGACTTTCATTCCTGCTGATCTAAAACGTTCGGCCAATCTGGCTACTTTTCTTTTCTTCGGGTCTGGATATCGTCTTGTCCAGTCAGCTTCTTCTGCGGTGTTTCGAAAGAGAAACAATTCGCCGGGAAGCAAAAAAACACACTGCGCTATAACGAGAGGATAAGTATCGCGAATGAGTTCGGGTTCTTCTCTCCGCGTCCACGCCCAATTAATCGTCTTCATCGGTGCCCAAAATCTCGTCAGCTTCTTCTTCCGATACAACCGGAGGCTTTATCGTCAATGAAGGATCGAAGCTTCCATTTACAGTCAAGGTATCGATGACAGCCTCCATGTCCTTTCTTCTGAAGCGGTATTTGTTCCCGATCTTCATATAAGGAACGGGAAATTCTCCTTCCATGACCATCTTTATAAAAGTATTTCGGCTAAAGCCAATCAACTCGGCCGCTTGCACGGCATCAAGAAATTTGTCTCCAGGGTCTAATGCTTTTCTAGGCACAAAAAATCAGCGCCCGCAAGGGGTGCCGCTCCTATTCATTTCCATACAGACGCATTCAGTTGCGTTCGAATGCATTCATTATGCGTCAGAAGTGCCCAAGGCAATCGGTGAATAGACTCTCATTTACCGCGGAGTCTTTGTATATACTGCGCCAAAAGATCGAATACATTTCCGCTCACTAGGGCGACCGTAATCACCCAAGCCATTTCAGGGGTGTTGTAGGGCGTTTTGTTCCATTGGAATAGCGCATCAATCGTTATGAGGTAAAGAAAGCTGATTCCGCCCAGAATTGTGCAGAATTGCTTTGTCCAAACAATCAAATTGTCGCTTTTTACGCTGTCTTTGACACTTTGGACTTCTTCGTGAATGGCCTCAAAGCGGGCGAGGGATTCGTGTGATGACGCGCTTGGCTGGTGTCCAATAACGTGAGGACCGGACGCATCAGAAATAACACGATTCCGCAAAGGATCATTGTTAACGTCATTGTCTTTCAATCCCCATGTCTCCAGTTGGCCCCTTGATTCCTTTTATACTTTCGGCGGGTTAAACTTCGCGATAACGCCTGTCACGATTGCATAAACTTCGTGTGCGCCTTCAATTGCCTGCTCAAAGCCTTCTTTGGCTGCCGGCACATCGAGCTTTGAAGCTGCATCGGCAATAACGGCAATGAATGCCAGAAAGCCGGATGCATTGATTGCCTTGGTGGCTCCGCCGACGATTTTCCCAAACGCGGTTTGACCTTGCTCGATGTCTGGAATACCATCATGGTTTTCGTCAATGCCTTTAGCGGCATCGGTAACGGCGCCGACAAGTGCGGCTGAAGCTTTTTCAGTGAAAAGATTTTGGAATGGGAAGGACATGATAACTCCGAAAAATTTGGGTTTCGACGATAGAGGGGTTTGATAGATCTACTATCTAGCCAGCCGAACGCATCGTCAAAGCTTTCTTCATTAAGGCGTGATATTTGGCCGCGTCCCAGCGAATGATTTTTGCACCTGTCGCAAGTCGCTCTTTGCGAGCCTCATCAAGCAAGAAAGCCCCGCCAGAACCATGAATCAAATTGATCGGCTCGTTTGGAGTCACATCAATCTCTAGAATGAAGCCGTCGGTTCCGGCGCTGGCCGTTTGAGTGCCGTGAGTTCCGGCTGTTCCGTGTGACAAAGTAATTGTGCCGCCTGAAAAATCGACAGAAGGAGCAATCAAAATCACTATTCCGCCACCGCCAGCTCCGCCGCCGCCGTCGGTTGAACCGGCACCAGCACCGCCATTGCCGCCCGATACATTGACGGTTCCGGTAATTGTAATTGACGCTTGGCTTGCAATTTCAACCACTCCACCCGATCCAGCTCCGCCGCCGCCTGCTTGGGTAGTTCCAGCCGAGCCATTGGCGCCTTTTGCATTTATGACGCCGTCGACAAGGATTGAACCTACGGCATTAAGAGCAAGGAAGCCGCCGCCTTTTCCGCCGTCACCTCCAGCGCCTGTACCGGCTTCACCAGCCGCGCCACCAGAGCCGGTTAGACCACGGAGCAAATAAGCATCGCCTTCAGCAAATGCCTGCCCTCCAAGTCCACCAATCGTGCCCGACGTTACCGATCCACCGTTCCCACCGTGACCACCACAGCCACCGCCGCCGCCGCCAGCTGCAACATCAACAACTCGGCCAACGTGTCCACCGTTAACTCCGCCGCCTGGCTCCATTGAGGATTTGTCTGAAGTTCCAACGCCGCCCGCAGCTGAGGCAGTTACATTCAGGGTTCCGGTAACGGTTATTGTCGAATTGGCATTAATAACAGTGCCACTTGCATAGTCGACGGTATTTCCCGTATCGATCAAAAATGTAGTGTTGTCGGTAGTGAATGGATGTATAAATGTGCCTGTGCCCTGGGTCAAGCCAGTCTCAGTACCTCCGCCGCCGAAGAAAGATTCATCTGAACCGCCGCCTCCTCCACCACCGCCAATGTAAGTGGCTAGATCGTCTTTGGTGATATATTCCCAGCCCGTATTTCCTGAGTTTGTGATTGGAATAGAGAAAGCAGCTGCCGGCGCAGAAACAAGAGCGCCAGTTGTTCCATTGGAATAATAAAGACCGAGCGCATTTGGCGTTACAGCAGTTCCCATGCCACCATGAGCGACGTTAACGACAGGCAAATGACCATTGGTCAAAAGACGGAAGTTTGGAACGCCGTCGGCGCTGTCCTGGACGCAATAAACATAAGCCTGAGTTTTTGAAGTCGTAAAAGAAATCGGCGCATAAAGCGTATTTGCTTGTCCAAGACCAAGAGCGTCGGTGCTTAAAGTGGCCGTGCCGACGCTGAAAGTTGGAGTTGCCGGTGCAAGCGTTGTGACTGCAGTTATTTCGGTCCCATTCGTGACAACCTTTTGAAGCAACAATCCGGGCTGACCGGTTGGAGCTGATGCGCCATTGTTTACGGCAATATGATTGGTCGTTCCGTCGCTTTGCAGATAGTCATAGGTATCTTTTGAAGCGGTGTAAGTGTGAGCATTTGAGCCATACGAAACACGCACTCCGCCAGCATAGGCAACGCCGGAAGGAGTTGTCATTGCTAAAACTGCGCCAGGATCTGTGGAACCAAATCCGGAAACTTTGAAATCGGAGAAGATGTCGGCGGTTGTAAGCTTCGTTTTTGTCGCATTAGTTAAATCAGTCGGCGAAACGGTTCCCGACGTAATGAGCGCCCAGGAAGCGGCTCCAAGAGTTGCATCCGTGCAGACATAGAATTGACCGGAAACTGAATCAAACCAGAAAGAACCAATTGAGTATCCATCGCCTGAATCGTCATTGATTGTCGGAGCTGTCGAAGCGTCGAGGGCGGCTTGAGGCAAAGTCTTATTTGCCCATCCAAGCGAGCCATAAACTTTGAGCGCTCCGTCAGTCGGATCAACGACCATTGTTTTATTTACAACGGGCGCACCAACATCGGCAGGCTTGCGGAAAAACAAGCCGACATCATCCGCCTTGGCCGCTTGAGGTGCAGTCAAAAATGAAAGAATTGCAGCCAGTAAAAGGCTTTTACGCAGCATATTTTCTCCGATTCAAAATAGCCAAAGGCATCAAATCGCGTGAGCCGTGGAAAGTATCAGGCTGAGGCAATGCAGCCAGGAAGGGCTCGATATCATTTATGACAATGCTGCCACCATTTTTGCGAGCCATTTTGCAGATCTCGCCCATACGGAAATCAACTTCGCCGATCAAAGGCAAATTCGGATAATCATTGATAGTGATTGAGACGCCAGTTCCGCCCGAGGTCATTTGCGTTTGACCAGTCCCCGGCGCTCCACCGGTCAGCGTAATCGTGCCGCTGCCGCTCGTCACGGGAGCAAATTGAAGGACCACGCCGCCTCCGCCACCACCTCCGCCTGCGTTACCAGAGCCGACGCCGTTTCCACCGTTGCCGCCTTTCGCCTCGATGCCACCATTGTTGACAATGGAAGTGAGCGAATAGAGAAGAATTTGTCCACCTGCGCCACCGCCTGATCCGGTCGTATTTAAAGAGCCGGAAGTTCCATTTCCGCCATTGGCCTTAATTAGACCACCGGAAGGAATTGAAATAGATCTAACTGCAAGTACCCGGAGAGATCCGGCACCGTCCCCGCCAACAGTTCCAAGATCGGATGATGAATCAGCCTGTCCGGCGCCACCGCCGCCGCCATACGTCCAGTCAGGACCGCCAATTGCGCGGCCGCCATTGCTGGGAGAAGTGCCAGAGGTATTGTTGCCTCCGTTTCCACCATTGCCACCATTGCCGCCGCCGCCTGAACCGGAATTATTTTTGTTAGAAACAGCCGGAGCCTGACCGCCGCCAGCGCCAGCTCCAGACGTTGCAAGACGTCCAGTGCTGGCTGCTCCGCCAGGGAATCCAGCCAGAACAAGAAGGGTTCCATTAACCGTCAGCGTATTAACGCAATTAATTACCGAGCCATGTTTGAGGCTATAAGTAATCGAATTGTTTACCGTCAGACCGGCATAATTCTTTTGCACCGTCGAAGTTTCGGAAGTGTTCGAAGAAATGGCCACATTGCCCAATCTTCCGTCACCGCCAAAATCGACAGACCTTGATCGGTATTCGGCGGAGGCCGAAAGTGTTGACGACAAAATAAGCGCGACCATCAAGGGCGCAAGAAATTTCCTAAACATTACACTCCACCTTTGAATTGACTCAAAACTAAGATTTTGTTCGCGCCGACAATCGATTGAAGATGCCAAACATCGCCGGAATCTATCGTCAGAGAAGAGGCGCCACTCAGGAAACTATCGCCAGCATGAGGAATCAGCGTGCCAATGACTCCAGTGTTTGAATCGGTGCGGGCGATTTTGAGTTCCCATGCCAAGGCCGTATCAGGCAGAGTGATATTTCCATCAGCCGACATGTTCAGCCCGGACGTTCCGCTCGTTTGCGTTAAAACCAGAGGGAAAGAGCTGTAAATCTGCGGAGCGACAGGACCGGACGGCGACCAAACAGCAGTCGATGAGCTGCCGGCTGTTACGCAAAACCAAAGAACGTTTGTTGAAGTTTGGAAGTACTCGTCACCAACTCCGCCTGCCAAAGTGCCATTTGGATCGCCAGTTCCAAGTCTTAAGTTTGGAATCTTTCCGGCCGAGGCATTTGAAGTCATCAGCAAATTATCAAAAGGCAAAACGCCTGTCACCTCTGACTCGAGATCGATTTGATGGGCTTGCCCGACAACACCTGTATGCCGGTGGCTATAAAGTCCACCGGCAAACGGTGCTACTTCGGCGCTGGGGTGAGCGTCGGGACCGGAAACTTCAATCTGTCCTGTTGTGATTGCGGTTTGTCCAAAGGCTATAGAAACCAAATACATTGGTACGTAGCCGGCCGGTACTGGCGGTGGTGTTTGAGTTCCCGTTGTGGCCGCCGTTCCATAAACGATAGAAACTTCTGCCAATCCTTTGCGGACAGTTGTTAACGCTGCGCCAGAATTTCCAGGGCCTTGAAGAGGTTGGGCCGGATTTGCTGCGTTAAAGAAAGCCAAGACACCGTCTGTAGGATCGTCGGGCCTTATTTCGTCGGGTTGAGTAAATCTGCAAACGACAAGGGCATATTTTGATTGCCCGGAAGTCAATCCAGAGGTGTTAAAGGTGAGCGTTTGAGCCGGTGCATAACCTTGTTGATATATGATTTCCGAATTGGCGGGCAGTGAAGAGTAAGCCGTTCCATCTATTGCAGAAAGCTGGTAAGTCCTGCCTTCGGTGAGATTGATGATTAGCGAAGCCGGACTCTGTTGGGTCGCAACAAACTTTGTAATGATCGTGACGGTGCCGCCAAAAAGATCTTCTGCAAGTCCACCGAAGCCTTTGAGCATGTCTTGCCAACCTTTGGCATGATCGAAGATTCGGATATTAGCCTGCGAATAGATTTTTGGCCGGTCCACGCTTTCTTTTACTCCAGAGATTCTGGATCAAGCGTATTGGCGGGTTTGTCTCAAGGCAAAACTAACTTTAGACGTCGTGGAAGCCCCAAAAGATAATTCCTGCTTCTGTTGGTGGCGTCGAATATTTGACTGTGATGTGATCGTCGGACTTGTCTATCTCGCAAATTGTGTTCCATGAAGGAATTACAAAAGCCTGATAGGGTGTCTTCGCATCCAAATTGACGATTGTCTCAACCGTTCCGGGCTCAACGCTTTCAAAACCGCTCTTGTCTTGAGCTATAAGAACCGTCGAAACTTGTCCGAAATTCGGCGCAGGAACATCAAACTCAACTGATTTATTCTCGACATCTGTCGCAGTCATCCAAAAGCTCGAGTTCCAGTTTGGAGAGACAAACAAATTGCGGCCAAGCAATTCCGGAACAACGGTAATATCCATTTCGGTCTGTCCAATATTCATCGGAATAGTGGCAAATCCCGGCACAGTGACAGGAGCCGCAAGCCAATCAACTGAACCGCCGCCAGGCGGAGGCGGAGTTCCGAAAGTCAGCCTGAATTTGCTGTTGGATATGTAATCAACATCAATTGACGTGTTCCAATTAGCTGAGGCAATTACCGAGAAGGTATTGGCAAATTGAGGAAATACCTCAATCTCCGTAAACAAAGCGTCTTCAACAACCCCTTTTGAACCACCAAGAGCCCAAGACGTTAGAGGTTGACTTAAATATCTGCGCCAAATCCTCGTTCCAAAGACTTTCGTCTTGTTTAGAAGATCGTCCAACTTCTTGATATTCAAAAACCATGTCGAACTAGCATCAAGCCAGTATGCCGAAAAGGTGTCATAACAAGCGCCTTCGTCGTAACACCAAAGCGGATTGGGGATGCCATCGCCCTGGAAATTGGGCAAAGGTGACTCGACAAAACCTTGTCCGCGCAAAGAAGGATCGGCGTACCTTGAAGGGTTGTCGACCGTGTCAATATCCCAATAACTAAAGGCATCCCAAGCGGCCGTATCGTTGAGATTCCATGGTTCCATGACTCTTGGAGCTTGACCGGTCAGTCTAGTTATGAGTTCAATGATTGCGGCTCTTGTGCCTAAAGGCAGGAGAAGACTGGCTTTGATACGGGCGCGGAAAGTGTCGTCATCCTCACCAGGCGCTCGGATAATTTCCTGTTTTGCAACTGCTGTCGGGCCGTAATAGTCCTGCGCAACTCGATCAAGCGCCTCATCTGTTGCGGTGCTTATTCTTGAAGCATCCAAAACATACTGAAGATTCTTGTTGAAGATGTCTAATTCTTCTCCGACTGCTTTCATCAAGGCGTAAATTTCGCCGCCGGGATTCCGCGAAGCACTGTTTGACCATGCTTCAGGGAAAACGTCGAGAATACGGACTGCCCATGCATCCGCATCAATAGTCGGGAGATTGGTCGATCTTTCAGAAGTCATTATGAATCAACCGTAACGGCCAAATCTTCTTCGGCAAGTCTCAAAACTTGGAATTGCGTTGCCACAAAGTCTTGCTCAAGGGTGTTTACAGTTGTTGACTCAGCCTCAACATTTAAGACACCTTCAACATTTGACGCGACTGTAATGAGTTTTGATAGATAAAGCGATTTGCCAATTTCAAGACCATTCACATATTCAAAAAGGGCCGTTCTAACATTGCCCGAGACAGTGCCTTCCTCAAAATCAGGATCGACGTTGATTGTCATGGCAACTTGAAGATCTTCGGCTTGCGGCTTAATTACCGAAAATTCAATCGTAAAACCGCGAACTGCCTCGACTGCTTGAGTGACGAGAGTTATCAATGAATCAGGCGGATCGCCCGTGCCGTCGTCAATAATGACGGTGAAATATGCTTCTTCTTCGGGACCATCGGGAACATCCTCGGTTGGAGGTCTGCGGTTCTCGACGAGTTTGACGTTTGGAACCAATTCAATAACGGCTTCAAAAATCGCATCTCTCGTCGCTTTCGACCGTGAATTTATCCAAAGCGGGAAGCGTTTTCTATAATCTGCATCAGTCTCAACGTCTGTGCCGCCCGAGAAGGCGTTTTCGTTTGTTACTGCGTCGGCATTGCCTGTGATTATGGAAATCACTTTACCGGGTTGGAGGTCGCCGCCACTGCCCGCTAGTAAAGCCCTGACGCGGGCATCTACTGAGAGCTGCCCGGACGGGATGAGATATGCATTTTGCTCGGAAGACCAACCCGCAATATTTGTATCTGCGATAACTTCAAAAACTTGGCTTCCATCGGCGTTTTGAACAAGGGAGCCCAAATTGATGACAGTCGCGGTATTTCTAATACTTCTCAAAGAGAAGGTGACGATTCCGTTTGCTTTCTGCGGCTGCAGTCGCGGAAAACCAAAGTCGCCGTCAAAGAAACTGTCCAAATCAGCGCCATTTGCGGTTGAGGCTCTTGCAAAGGCGTTAATAACCTGAATTTGCCCGAGAACGTTTTCTAATTGGGATGCGACACTTTCAAACCACGCAAGAACCGGATCGCCTTCAGGCAATGACGGCTCAATGCCAAGATCCGCCGCCCAAGATGCGGCCATGTCCGAAACGAACTTCGCATGTGTTTTGACAACGATCGCCAAATGCCCAGTCTCCCCGCAAAAGCTAAATTCAGCTTATGGGGAGGGGAGTTGGAAATCCAAAGTAAAATCGCCCTGCTCGCCGTTGACGGTGCGAAACTTTGTACCAATGGAAAGAGTGTCAAAGGTCTGCTCGACTGCAATGACTTCCGGCTCAAAATTCTTGTCCGTGCCAATATCTTCAAGAACTGCTTGCCTGATGATGCTACTCAGCTTCTGGAAAATATCGGAAGTTGTGACTCCCTCGACATAAGCGGCCAAGCCAAGACCATAATCTGGGTGATAAATGTAATCTCCGGCAATTGCCTGACCTGTTGCCGAGACTCCAGAAGGATTTGTAACTGCTCGCCGGATTATGCGTTCCGTGATTTCATTAAGCCCGTCAACAAGCAAATATGAGCCGCTATCGGTGCGGATCAAATCGCCGTTTGTATCAAGGGCGAAAGTCGTCATTAAGTGCAGAGATTTCCGTTAACGGAGATTGTTCCGGAGCCGGAATAAGTTGTCTTGACTCTTATCCAGCGAACGGGCAGCTTGGCCAGGTCGTAGATACCGATTGCGGTTATTGCCGAAATCAAGTTGGGACCGATATAGTTTATGCTCGGCTTCCCATCATCATTGCAGCCTTGGACGCTGATTGAGAATGTCGGCGAGCCAGAAGTCTTAACATCAAGCGTTCCGTCGCGGAATATATGCGCTTCAAGCCAATCAGAGTCTGCCGCTGCGCTGACCTCATCAAGAAATCTAATGAGCTGCCATTCCTCTGCGCCGGAAGAGAGTGTGTCTAATACTTCGCCGTTTGCCACTTTTAGATCTCCAATTGCCTAAATCAATTAAGCAGCCTCCAAGACGTGAGTGCAATACACATCTGCGGTTCCCGGCGTCAAAGGTGCGCCAGAATTTCCGCTGCCTGGGAATATACCGCTATGCTCGTGAGCATTGTAAAGATCCAGGAAATCCTCTGTCATGAGCTTCTTGAAGGTATTGATGCCTTGTCCGCCAATCAATGTCGTGGCAACACCTGACGCGCTCAAAATCGACATCGTATTATTGCAATCGATTGTAATTGGTCCTGCTTGCGCAAGGCCGAGGAACAAATTCCCGCCGCCAGTTGTATGAATCGAGCAATCATTTGTCGATGAAATATCAATCTCGTCAGCAATGACCGCTGTCAGTTTGCCGCCACTTGTTAAAAGCATATCGCCATCTGTCGGAGTGGTAATTCCAATTTGCTTGTATGCGGTATCGGTGAAATCTGAGCTTGTTGAGATATTTATTCGGCTTCCAAGCAAGGTCAAATCTGAGTCGGTCTGGTTTATGGCGCGAATTTTGATACTTGGAGAAGAAATAGCCATTGTCCGGCTTGAATTGATGACAGCATCTTGCGAGTCGATTTTCAGATTGGTTTTTGCAATTATGTCGATCTTTTTCTTTGAGTTGAGTTTGATGAAATTGTCTGCATCAACGATAACCTCACCGTCTTTCGCTTCGCTAAAAGCAGGATTTTGAGTTGTGACAGTTCGACCACCTAGAATGATCTCAGCATTTGCCGGACCATTCATAATTGGAATGCCTTTTTGATTGCCGGCAGCGACATCGTTTTGATTGAAGATGCGGGCAACGGCTCCGCGCAAAATGCTTACCGACTTTCCGTTTATCTTGATATCGGAAATAGCCTCTTGGGTGGCTGGCCTTGTCCTAGTTGAAAGAGTTGTTGAAATGGACGGACCCAGATCTTTGGCAGCATAGATATTGACGGCCGCCGCTGTTAAATAAGCGTGTTGTCCGCCTTGAATCCGAGCTGTTGTATCGGCGTCGATTGTTACCGTTCTGGCGCTTGTCGTGACAGACGTTCCGCCTGCGATAGTGATTGTCTTTGTAGCCAACAGGCTCGCGTCGTCTGATGCCTGAATTGAAACCTTCTTGGCATTTGCATCGAGATTTTCCTGAGCGGTTAAGCTCATGTCTTTTGATGCAAGTGCATTGAAATCTTCTTCCGCCGCCATTGAGATATTTCGCTCAGCCTGAACGGTGAAGTTCTTTTTGGCCGTGAATTGGATACTTTCCTTATCGGCTTCTCCGGTTATATTTTGACCGGCAAGAGCAATGATGTCTCTTTGGGCTGAAAGATTGAGATCGCGGCCCGCCGCTACCGTCACATCATTGGCGGCGAGCAAAAACATGTCATTTGCAGCGCTTATACCAATATCGCCATTTTTGTACATGCGGACAAACGCGCTTGACTCATGCCGGATTAAAAACTCTCCGGGCTGGAAATCAGTCGGCGTCGGCGGTGGCTGAATGCTTGTATAGTGCATACTGGCCGAGAATGAAAAGCCAGAATCTCTTTCCAAAAGTAGGACAGTGACTTGCTCACCAATAGCCGGATTATCTGGAGTTGCTCCGCCGTGCGGATAATAGAGCATTCCAAACCCAGCTCCGACCATTGGAACGCCTAAAGGCATCCAAGGAGAAACAATCGGCACGCCGTTTTGATCGGTCAAATCAGGCATAACGACTCGGACGTGATTTGTGGCCTTGTCATAAGACGAAATATGTCCAATTCTGACCGCGCGAATATCCTGCATTTGCTGCGCGCAGACTTGTTTGATTAAGTGGACAAATTCGTGATGTGAAAGCATTTAAGTCGTCGACCAATTAGCGAAGGTTGCAGAAACATCATCGGAGATGCCCGGTGGAATTGCCACTGCTGAAAACTTTGTCGTGTACTCGGTGTTTCTTTCATTCATCGAGAATGAATGCTCAAAGCCGACAATGCTATAGCCCCGGCTCGCAAATGGTTTAAGCAATCCCTTTTCATGATCTTCAATCGTCAGGCGATCATGTGCTTTTATTTCCGGCATTCCCGAGATGACGCCAGTAATGACAAATTCTCGCTTTGCAAGATCTTGAGCGATTGAGTCCGCCTCTTTCTGGGCTTGAGCCGGGGAAAGTCCCGATCTGTTGAATCTGAAGATTGGCTTGTCTTTCAGCTTGTCGTCAATGGTATTGGAAACAATTGGACCACTTGAACCACCATAAATGCCAGCTGGAATGCTTCCGCCTGTCGAAATGGAAGTCTGAATCTGACCGGTTGAAGGATTGTAGGTTGATTTGCCAAGCCCAGTATTTGAAACGTCATCGCCAAGGACAACGGCTTGTCCGGTTGATCTAGCGACTCTTTGTTGGTCCCAGCTCGTTACAACAACTCTGAAAGTCTTATTCCGGCGATTATTGTTTTTGGTATGGAGTTTTAACAGCTTGATCAAATCAGGCTTCGAACCCGGATCGGCTTTATAGTGGAAAGTCCTTTGCGGTGGATTCAAATCGGGCGGGCCAAACACAAGGATCTTTTGCGGAAGGACCGTCACTTCATAGCCAAGGAACTGGGCCAGTTTTTGGATGACTGACCAATGCTCTTGCGGACCCATTGTCAAAATATTGGCGCCGTTTAAATCTGTTCCTGGCTTTACATCAGCATTTCCGGTGATTTGTGGAGTTATGCCGCTAAATTGGCAAAGTTCTGTCACGATGCGTTCGACAGTCTTCGTCTCCCCGGCAATGCAGGATTTCTTATCCATCAAAAGGCCTGCCCAGTCGCGGCCGTTGAGAGTTATTTCTTCCTGCGGCCATTCGCCATCATTGTCATCATAAAAGCCGCCAAAAATCTGGGTTTTCTTGCCATCAATATCAATGAAAACGTCAATGGGAATGATTTTTGAAGCATCGACCAGTCCAACTAAATCAACGCCGGCAGCGTCGAGCATTTCGCATGTCGTCGTAAGCCTGACAGTGCCAACCGAGCCAAAGGCGCCCCCGGTTATATTCCAGCCCTTGCATGGAACTTCCTGCTTATCAATCAGCACAGTCGTTTCGTAGGTTTTGATGTCGCCCATTTATTTAGAAAACCGGCTGTGTCGTTGTTTGAGCGGTGGTTGGATTCAAGGGAATCTTCAAAACATATTCGCCGACAAGAACTTGATCGACTAAACCGTTTGCGTCCCTAATAACGGTCCATAAAGAGGCGTCACCATATTCAGCGGATGCAATTTTAAGGAGATTTGGATTTATATAACGAACCATTTTGTATTGCTTCTCGGGCGCGTTAAGCGTGTTTTGAACGACTTGCATATATGTCCGCAGGTCGGCAGCTTTCGAGGAAATCACCGGCCCCGAGGATTGCATGATATTGAAAAGCCCCGAATTGATCGTCGCGGCTTGGGTTGCCAGAAAAAGTCTTATTGAAGGATCAATGTCTGAAACTTTCCCATTGGATTCTTTCAAGTTTTGTTCGACCAAATCCTGAAGATCGTCGATTTGTTCTTTGGCAGCCTGCAATTCAAAGGGAGGGCTTTGTCCTCCAGCCGCTTCAGAGGCTTGCGCAAAACTCGCATCAAGAATCGCTTCGGGTGAGTTGAATTGGTTGCCACCAGCGGCATTCTGAACTCTATAGGGAACGACTTCGATTGTATATTCAATCTCATTGCGCCAAAGAATTTTAGCGACGAAATCGACAATCTCGACATCTAAACGGTAACCGCGCCATTCAAGCACCTTGCTTGATTTGCGCTTCATGAAAGTCTCGAGCTGATGAGCCCTGTCTTCGGCATCCGAACCAAGCAAAAGCCCGGTCCATGTAATCGACTTATAAAACTCGCCCCAGATTTGAAGTTCTCTTTCACCGCCAGGGAAATCGTGGATACAAAAGGCCTTTTGCAAGCCGATCGCTAATTCGTCGGGTGCGGCAAAATTCTCAATTGTCAGCCCGCCAAGCTTGAGCGGATCTTCGCCACTGCTTGAACTGTTTGCCGAATTTGCGGGCGTCCCAGCAGGAACTGCAAAGCCTCCACCTGGAAATATGTTGCCGCCAACCATTAAGTGCCACCAAAGACAGGGCTGCTCATGATGCCAATTCCAGGGCCGCTGGTTTGGATGCCCTTGAGAATCGCCTTGTTGATTTCTTCAATTACTTTTTGGGCGATTTCTTCAGCGCTTTGTCCAGCTTGAGCGACGACATTGATTGCACCTGCTGCAATATTGACTTCATGCTTGTGATGCATATTCTGTCCATCTATTCCATTTCCGTTTTGCCATTGCTCGTCGCGAATTTCGGACAAGTACGGCCCGGTTTTTGGGCTGCCAAACATAGTGGAATCGCGAAGGCCTTGCGCCATATTTGTGCTGGCTGCATAGATCTCCGCGCCTTTGTTTTGATCGAAAAGCGAAACAAGCCCAGCAATTTGAATACCGCCCTGCTCAATAATCGTCGCGATTGTTTCCATGGCAAACTGTCCAAAGTTTGTCCAAGCAGTTTTTGCTAATTCGACACCACTGGCTATGCCATTGCCAATATTCGCGGTCGCTTTTTGTAAATACAGGAAAGTTGCGCCAAGCCAAGTTACTCCGGCTGCGGCAATCCCAGCCGCAAATCCAATTTCAGGCAAAAATGCCATTAACGGAGCGAATGCAATTGCCGTCAGCCCAGCGGTTGCACCGAGGGCAAGGATTCCCATTCCAAGACCGCCTAAAGCAACTCCCATCACTGACATTTGAGCAACCCATTTGTGATCGCGCATGAATGCCGCAACGCCTTTTAAACCTGCCGTCAATTCGCGAACCATTGGAGTGAAGAACGGCATAATTTCATTGCCGAAAACAGTCATCAAGCTTTCCCACTGCGCAGCAAATGACGCATCAAGAACGCGCGGGCTAGTCTTGGCTTGTTCGACAAGTTGATCGTGCGGCAAAACACGCTCACGGTTTTCGCGAAACTTCGCAATAATGCCCGCTGTTTCCTTGTTGAAGATTTCACCAATCAAGGCCGTGGTTTTCCTCGGGCCCTTCATGACTTTGGCAATTTCCATCGCCATTCCAACTTCGTTGCCTTCAAGATCAGGATGCTTTGCCATGATTGCTGGGATAAGCTTCTGCATGATCCATTTGCTTGGATCTGTGCCCGCGACATCCTTCCATGTAAGCCCTTCCGCGACTGTTCCGGTCGTCGTTGTTTTAAGCATTTCGCCGCTCATCAGACCGAGTTCCTGAAGATGTCCTGCCGTTGCTTTGCTCATGGTGCCCTGGACGAGCGTCGAGAATAATGAGGCATACATGGTTCCGGGTCCGCCTGAGCCGCCTGAGCCGCCGCCTCGTGATTTCATTTCAATCATCAATTCCGGGAGAACTCCAAAAAGTTCGTTCTCGGAAAGGCTCATCTTCGCCTGTCCGGCATATTTGAAAAAGTTTTGATAGTCAGTTGGAGTGATTTTGCCACCGGATGCAATCATGACCTTTTCCATCATGTCGGCCATGTGAACGATGCCTTCTTGTCCGGTTTTTCCAACCATTTCAGCGGCTTTTACAGCATCATAAGCAAGTCCCTCTACTCTAAGCCCTTCAATTGGATGCTCTGAGCCAGCCATCAAAACCATTTTCATTTCTTGAAAGCGCGGAAGAAGATTTCGAGCTTCTTCCATGGTTCCGCCTTTCTCTGTGATAACACCATAAAGCTCCGAAAGCGTTTTCAGGTTATCCGTTGCAGTCGTCGTCATCACTTTCCCGGCGACTTCCCATGCTGTGCCAATGTTTTTGGCGATCGTTTCGTGCTCAAGACCGGCCATATTCATTCGGATAATCTGGGATGTATATTCCTTGGCCGGATCGATCATCGCATCAAGCATTCCGACGCTATCGTGAAAGCCCATTTCGCCGATAGATTTGATAGCGCTCAGCTTGTCTATATGCGCCTGCAAGCCCTTTAATGAATCCTGATAAGCGCCAGTATGTTTTTGTGCCCGATCTAAAGCCGTCCCAATGGAATCAAGACCTCCTGAAACGCGATCAAGAAGCTGGACAGTTACACCGACTTTGAAAAGATTGAGCATTTAGTCACCAATGAAAATACCGGTTGCTTTGCCGTTTGCGAAAGTACCGAATAAACCCATAACCATATTGGCTTGAATGCTTGAAAGCTGCAAAGGAACTTCTCGCATAGCGGCCGGACCAAACACGGGTCTTGGTGGCATTCGCGACGTTCCGAGTTCCGTATTGACGATGTAATCCTTTGTCGTTCCGATTGTCGCGGTCAAATCTCGCTGATTGATTCGATAGAAAATGTGCTTTCTAAATTCGCCAGTGCGATAAAGCGGAGAATCTGGATTGCCATTCAATCCCCAGCCGCGGCCTCTTCTTCCCCGCATTTTTCGCGCAATTGTCGCGGGCGCTAAGGGTGCCCATTCCGGGAAAGGCGAAATTGCCGGTTGGTAATGTCCGACAGAATCAATTGCACGCTTTTGAACGCCCTGAGCGAGCATTTGCAGGCTGCCCTGAAGGTTTCTTTTAACGGCTGGCTTAACGCGGGTCTTCCAGTGCTGTGATGCGAGGAAGAAGCTGTCGAATGTTTTTGACATTACTTCTTCCTTTTCGAAACTCTTCCCGTCTCCCAGTTCACTTCATTTCCATCCATCATGGCAAGCTGATAGAACCATGCTCGACGCTCCATTGGATGCATATTAAGCGCCTCTTGATAGTCGAGTCCATTGCGAACTAGAAAGACTATTTCGTAATGGTCAAAATCCGAGCATATTTTTTTTAAGAGCATCTAAATCGATGCCCATAAAATGCTCAATCATTTTGTTTGCAACCATTTCGAGCCCGTCTGTCTCAAGCCTGTTAGCGATAAGCTCAAGCTGTATTCGGTCTGTCGGAGGTGAAATAAATTCGTTGTTGATCTTCGTAATATGCAAAATAGCTTTTGCATAAATTACCGACTGATCCACATTGAGCTCTTGCTTGTAGATTTTGGCAATGCGAAATTGAATGGCTTCTCTAGGAGGCGCCATCTGAATAGTCAGTCCGTTTGGTATTTGAAATTCGACGGGATCTCTTCTGCGCTCGCGAGTCAATTGCGGAGGCTCCTGCGGCTGAATGGAGCCAGCAGCAAGCGCGTCCATGACTTGATTTGCGGCCGCTTCTTGGTTTTCGAGTTGCTCCCTTTGGGCCGCTTCTCTTTCCGTTGCCTGCGCAAAATTGTCTTTTCTTCTTTCGACTTTTACAGAGCGTTTTACATTCCGGTCATAACTGCCGGCGGGGGGTTCTTTGTCTGACATTCAGTCCTCTATTTTGTTTTTACGTATCTTTGAGCCTTCATGCTCACGTCTTGACTGACGGCATCGATTCCTTCGAAGTCGCCGAAGCCGAAGTTTTCAAAAACGCAATTGGTGAATGTGCCTTGATTCAAGGTGCCATCAGGGTTTCTAACGGTGATGTTTACATCAAAACGTTGTGGCAATCCGCTGTTTCTGTAGTTCTCATCCATCTGAGTGAAAACTTCAGTCAAGTTGCCGTTATAACGGGTGCATTTCATTGTCAGCTCGTATCCTTGCGGATGAGAGCGACGAAGAGTATCGCCATTGTTTGTCATCGGCGTCTTTTCGGTCATCTTTTGGAGACGCTTAACGCTGACCGATTCGATGTGCGCCAGCTGAACGCCGGAGATAACTTGCCCACTCGGAAACTTGAACATTACTGTCGCGTCTTTTCCGATGTTAAAGTCTTGAATCACTTGATCCGACATTTGCGGTTATCTCCTTTCTGGCTTCCTGACTGGCTTTCGGCTGGTTGTGATGGGATTGATTAGGCGACCTGGGCGTTCACGTCATAGGTGAAATCCCAGATGATGAATCGGGCATGTCCAATTGGGCGGATCTCGGTCTTGTAGTTGAGTTGACCAGCGGCGATTGTTGCTGGGCTGTTGTTGTCGAGATCGCATTGGACCTTGAATTGATCGACCAGTCTATTTTTCTGAGCTTCGATCAGAACTGAATTAACAGCCGTTTCGACGCCCAAACGGGTTTGATCATCGACATCAGTGGTTTGAATTTCTTCGACAAACTGGCCGACAGCAGACTCAACGGTCTTAAACAAGAATGTGATTATGCGGGTATGCGCAAGGTTTGAAGTATTGAAACCAGTGAGCGATGACATCCCGTGCTTGATCCCAAAGATGTTGGCATTGCGTGGAATACCTCTCTTGATGAAGAGGATTCCCGATTGCTCCAAATCTCCTTCTTCCGATTCACTGAATGGAACATCGCCAGTTGAAGGATCGTTTCTTTCTGTTCCGACAATACCGAAGACTTCCTTGTTTCCGCAGGACTCTTGAGGTTGCAATGAAACAATCCTGCCGCCAATCGTGTAAGACGCCGGCAGAAGCCTGGTGAGTCCGTTGACTGAGTCGTAAATGTAGGTTTGGTTCCAGCAATAGCCGACGTTGAACGAGTCAACGGCATAGGTTTTCTTGTTAGCCTTTGCAGTTGCGCTTGAAGTACCAGCGCTAAAATCGAGCAATTGAATCCAGCCTTCGGACTCAGCGAGAGTCTTAAGGCTTGAATAGATTGTATTGTCATAGTTGCCGCAAAGGACAACGACAGACGGAGAAGGATCTTGCGAACGCAACGAATAGGCGCCGGTTTTTGGAACTGAGGAATCAGAACCAAGCAAGTCGGCTGAGTCGATTCCGGAACGGCCAGACAATCCACCGGTCAAATCAAAGGTGCCAAGCGCTGGAGTGATTGCGGTTGCAACGTCAACTCCGTCAACGAAGCGAACGAGCTTAGAAGGTGGACGCAAAGTATTTCCGAAATTGACGGCTTGTTTCAAGGAAGCCCAGAAAACACCAGCTCCGGCAGAAGGAAGGTTTTCGTAAATTTCAGAATCGGCGCCATCGAAGGCAAAAATCTTGACGTTTACGGTATTGGTGACTGTGCCAGCTGCAAAATTGACGGTAATTGCGTTACCAGCAGTCCCGACGCATCTTGCGGTGAGCGATCCACCGGCTTTAGGAGAGCCGGAAGTGTCAACAAGGGCAATCGTTGCATAATCAGCCGTGCCGTCATCTACGGCAACACAGAGCGCCTCTATAGGGCTTCCGCCAGCGGATTGGGAGAAGGCGACATTGATTGCAATCGCCATGTCATGAACATCAGTCAAAGACGCTGCATTCAAGGGGCCGAATGCGCGGCCGTAAGCTCGCACATCACCAACTAGAGTTGGTTGATTTCGTTTACCCCAATCAGCTCCACCGACAAATCCAATTACATCGGTTGCGACTGCGGCTTTAAATCCCGAAGGTGGACGGCGAACGATATAAAGACCGTTTGCCCGAAGATTGATCGGATTGAAAGAACTCGACTGAATAATCTGTGCCACTTGCGGATCTCCAAACTGATATCTCTGCCCTCGATATCAAACGTAAGCGGAGATTTTGGGCGATGCAAAACAAAGTTTTGGCGCGTCAAGTTAAGTCGCGGGATTTCTTGGATTGTTATAAGTGTGAATTTGAGCCAAGACAGGGTATGCGAAGTCTGTTTTTCTAACTGAATATTCAGCACTAAGCAAAAATTCCCTTCGATAAGTGTTTTTTTGGACGTCGGCATCATTATTCATTGAGCCGTTATAGCCAAAGTTTGCGTGGTCGCCGGCATTGATTTGGACTCTTCCTTGATCTTCAAGGTCGTTCAAAAGAGGTTGGATGATATCCCCAATGGAATAACGCGACTTTTGTGAGTCGGCCCAGAGCGTTATTTGAAGATCGGCTTGTTCTCTGCCGGTTTCCTTCGTTCTGATAGTTCTGTTCCCGACGCCTTTGGCAATTTTCAAAGGCGCGGATAAGAGATTTGTCAAAGTAACGACAGCGCCAGTTGCCGAGGCGGAAATCCAATCAGACAAAACATCGGTCGCATTAATGTTTGTTGCCAACGCCGATGCAACGTCATGAAGAGAATTGCCGGTGCTCGCAATCACAGTCGCGCCAGACTCGAGAAAACCAAATGCCGCGCCAAGTCCGACGCCGTCATATTGGTTGACGGCACTTGAGCCGACCGAGAATGACAAAGTCAAAGTTTCTGAGCCAGTCGGGCCGATTACATCATTTGACAAAACAGCCGCGATTCCGCAAGGAAGCGGGGTGAATTGCTGGGTTTGGTTCAAGTACCTGCGCGGAACCTTTCCAGTTAAGCGCTCATGGACCGAGATCAACATCTTGCCGCGGGCGACATCTTGCAATCTTTCAACATCCGGCCAGCCAAGTCCGACGGTTATGTCGGCCGGATTCCCGTCAATCAACAAATCAGCGACAGCCGCCTCGATGACGGCCTTAACTTTTTGCATGATTTGAGTTACTGTCGCCATTTCGTTTAACCGGGTTGCGCGTTTTCGCGTTCTAAAAACAACTGAGAACCAATAAAGCCAACCTCTTCCGTATATGCGACGACAACTTTATAAAGGGCTCCGTCTTGTCCTTGGATGCGATCGCCTTCTCTAAATTTCAATCCCGGCAAAGGCGGAACGAAGCAAATCCAAGAAGACTTCCTTTCCATTGCGGGAACGCCGTCAAAGTCTCTTTCACCATAGGTTCCGCGTGCAGCTACAAGCCCGGCCGGTATTATGTGCGGCTTCGATTCGGAAGGCATCAACTGACAGCGGCCGTTGTTGATTTTGAGAACTTGGGAATTTTTAGCCGTCGGATCAAAGAATCCTTCATCATTGGTTGTCTTTGACTGACGACTGATTGAAATTTGGGTGTTTATCCGAGCTCCGAGCGACAGTTTTAGAAAGGCGTCCGAGGCCAGCGCAAATGCGTTAAGTTCTCGCGTACCCGGTAACCGTATATGGTTATCCCCAGCAACAGTGTCACGGCAGACAAACACGTCACCGACATGAAATTGCGCAAAATTGCCTGTGACTGCATAAACAACAAGCTCCTGCCATTTCGGGACTTCCATCGAACCTTCGACATCCTTAGAGGTTTTCACCGTATAGGAAATCATGACGTTTTGAGCGATCCGGGTTGCGTCCTGGATGAAGTCTCCGCTCACCGTCGATTTGAGGCGATAAACGTCAAAAGGAACCCCACTCATTGAGGCTTCCAGACCTTTAGCGCAATTCCTGAGCGCTTGTATCTCTCGCGCCATTGAATTGCACATTAGCAGACAAACCTTCCAGCCCCACCGCCGCCCGTGCTACTTGCAAAGAATGGCACTTTCAGAAATTCGGCCAAACGCTTCCTATATCTTTGGTAGAGTTTTTCTCTTTCTCTCAAAACACGGCCATTAAAGTAGACATCGCCTGTTCTGGCAAAGCCAAGTTGTTTAGATGAGCCTGCAATCGCATTTTCCAAAGCATCACAGATATTGATCAGTCCATAAACGACTTCGCCCGAATCGCAACAAGAATCAAAGTGCATATTCGGCAGCTTGCCAAAGCCGCTCAAAGTAGCCAGCATATTGCCGGTCGTGGTGATAGCAATTTCAAATTCCACGGGAGCAAAGATCGCGAATTCACTCATTGAGCCGTCATTTGGGAAGGAGCCAGTAAAGCCGGCGGCCGTCAAATCAACGTCTTGATTGATTGCTGTTGAAATCCTTGTCATGAACGGAATGAGCTTCTCGCCATTTAAGGCGGTGTAAGTCAATTCCTTATCAATCGCCGTCCCTTGAGTAATCGTTATCGTGATTGAATCAGCTGTCGTGAACGGCTGAAGGTTTCCGAAATAAATTGCCCCATATGCAGCGCCAGTTAAAAGGACTTCTTCTGCTGCACGCAAACGGTTTAAACGAAACTCCAAAGCATTGAAAGAGTCGTCATAAACGGAAAGATCGATATTCGTGAGCAAATAACGCCCGACGCGGCCCGGCGCAATCTGCGGAGCACCAACGGGCGGATACCCGAGGTGACTTCTGATTGCGACTCGTTCCATGTCGGTGAGCATTTACTTCCTTTCTGCTGTGGCCGCCGCGAACCTGGATTTGCAATTTGGGCATTCATGGAAAGCCGCTTCAATCGGAAGCATGTCTATTCCTTGCGCTTTCAATTGAACGATCATTCCAGGATCGGAAACAATGTCGTCTTTCTTGTAAGAAACAATCGAACCGTGCAAAGCAGTTCTGCAATCTGCTGAAATTCTGTAGGCTTCAATTTTGTCGGCTGCGGCCGGTTGGTTTTTTGCAATTGCATTCCGCTTCAATTCTTCAAGTTTTTCTTGAGCGGCTGTTTTGGTTGAGGTTGTTGTTTCGGCGGGGGGATTGGTTGCCATTTTGGAATGAACTCCTTAAGAGATCTGTTGTGCGTCCCTCAGAAGCATTGTCAAAAGGTCACTTGTAACTTCCGCGGGGAAGCCAGCTCTGAAAGACAGGGGTTGTCCGTTGTACATGTATTGGAAATCTGCGGTTGGCAGAATCGGGCCGCCTCCGCCCGTGAAAACCTGTGAAATTGTCATAGTTTCAGTTGCTTCGGCGGCTTTGACAATAGTTTCAGTCGGACCAGCGCTCAAAGTGTAAGTCGTGGTGTCATTTGTTCTGGAAAGAACGATGCCGCCAATATTGTCGGGCAAGGTCACGGTCACGACAGCTCCTGATGGGCTGGCTGTGATACCTGCTGCAATAAGTTCAGAATTTGCGTTAATGACGCCCGCCAAGGCAGTTGCGACTTGAGTTGTCGTCGGTGATCCCGAAACGGTATAGTTGATCGTGGTATCTCCACCAGGCAAGCCAGTTGCAGTGAAAACCAAAATAGGCGCATTGCCATCAGCAGGCGTGCCGCCGACAGTAACGGTTGCCGAAGGTTGCCATGCATAAGAAGTCACGGTGACGTCAGAATCAACTGCACTCAAGTCGATTGTGACAATAGCCGAAGAAGATGTTGCAGTAATGGCGGCATTGGCAAGATCAACATCAGCATTAATAGCGTTTTTGATTGCGGTTGCGCGCGCAGTAGTTGTCGAAGCTGAAAGAACCTTGACATATTTGTATCCAAGCGGAAGCAAATCAGAAACGAATTTGACGATTTCCATTTCGCCGGAAGTGACCGTCCCGCCGCACGTCAAAGTCAAACCAGCCGACTCGGCCCATGAATCGAGAGCGACAATCATTGGAATTGGTCCATAACCGGTCAAAGTTACGATAGCTGCAGCCGAAGAAGCTGCATAACCAAGATCTCGCAAAGTCGCATTTGCATTGATTGCGGCTGCAACTTTGGCCGCTGCGGTAGTGGTAGTGTCACCGCCCGTCATGGCGGCAGTTACATCAATCTCAAGAGCGCCTGATTTAATCCTTACTCGCAATTTGTCGAGGTTCGTAATTGAACCCCCGACGGTTATTGTCGCGGTCGCCAAAAGTCTCGCGTCCGATGCAAGTTGATCAGAAGGAGAAAGTGGAACGACTTGCCCATTGACCATAGTTGAAGCGTTCAAAGCAGGCAGAAGTCTTGCATTAGGATTCAGCGACATTGTTTTTTGTTCTCCAGAAAACTCTTAATTATGTAAGCGGACCCTTTCGGGTCCGCTCACTCCCCTCGCCGAAAGGCTTAGCCTGCGTGCTCGATAACCACAGCGCGCTTGTAGCGGGCGCCGGATGCAGTCGGCATAATCGCCGCTGTCATCGATTGGTCTTGTGGAACACTGTAACAACCGGTCCATTCCCATGCCTGTGTGACGTTTTGAGCGAAAACGTCCAAGGATGGTCTGTCGATGAAATTAACGCCGTCAACGGTGACGATGTTATGGATGGTTTGATCTTCCTGTTCAGTATCGGCTTCGAAAGTCGATTCAACAATGCAGCCTTCGCTGACAAGAATTGGTCTACGGACAGCAACAGGAATGTTGTGAGCGCCGGTTCCGGAGAATGCCGGTTGCTGGAATGCTTCAGTAGTTGTGCGGAAATTGATTCCGAGAATTGCTGAAATCATGCCAGTATTCATTTCAGTATCAGCTCTGCCGCCAGTGTGAAGATTCTGGAATTCAGGATCGGCATACAGTTGACGCAATGAAGAAGGATCAAGAACGCAATCAATTGCTCCGGAAACGCCATTGTTTTCCAGTGCAAGCTTTGCATCCAAAAGCAATGAGAGAGTCAGCATGTCGCCGCCCAGCAAGGCTGAAGTGCGAGTTTTGCCTTTCGGGCGCAAAATGGTTGAACCATGGATTGCTTTGATAACTGTACCGTCCGGCAAAGTGCCGCCAGCATCAGCAAAAGTCAAAGTGCCGGAGATTCCGCCCTGTTCAACGCCGTCCGAAGAGAGCTGAGAAGCAGAGCTGTGATTTGTACCTTCTGCGACAACGCCCGTCACCGAAAGAGTGACAACGGTGTTATCCGGCTTGGTTGCATAACAAGTCAAAGGATTTGAAACGCTTGTAGCTGCCAGAGTGCCGTTTGCAATCAAAACAGTGTCGAAGCCGCGAATGTCATTAACGAGCGCGGTCGTGCTTGTGCCTGCACCCAATGCTGTTACAACATAGCTGTTTCCACTCAGATAAGCGCCAAACAAGGGATTGCGAGCCATGTGTTCTTGAGACTTGGCTGATTGATTGGCCAGCAAGCCAGCATTTCTCAAGTAGTTATTGACGAGAGAAACCTTGTCTTGCTTGCGGTTCAAGCCAAGGAAAGTGCCGTGCTCTTCAAGAGTTACGTCCCATTGTTCATAGCCAGGAGCGGTTTGCGCGGTTTGTCCATTGGTCAAAGAAGCTGCGTTGGACATATCCGACGGAACGAGCTTCTTAACGACAGCCGGCAACATCGCTGTGCGAGTTCTTTTGAAAGCTTCGCCAATTCTAGTTGGGAAAGTTTCTTTTTCTACGAGAGCGCGATATGCAAGTTTGTTTTGCAATGCGGCTCTAATTTTGCGTTCAAGCCATCCTTGTTGAATGACTACTTGCAGAGCTGTTGGAAGATTTTGGAAATTGCCGGACATTATAAGGAAACCCCTCTTAGTCTTGTGTGACACTGAGGGCGCCTGGCCCGGACTAGTTTTTGAGAGATTTACGTTGCGGTTACAACCCGCACGGAGCGCCTGGCTCTAAAAAGATTGGAGTAGGTGCCTGACCTACTCCACAATCATTGATAGCTGCTTTGACTTTTGTCAACTATATTTTTTTGGCCATTTCCTTGATCGCTTTATCGAGATCTTTGTCGGAGATCAGGAAATTGCCTTTCGAGTCAGTTGCCATTGCGGTTGGAGTTGTTCCCTTTTTGGCGGGAGGCGGATCATCTTTCTCCGAGCCAGTTGGTTTTACGTCTTTGGAAGTGTCGGATTCCTTTTTGAAAACTTCAGGCAGATCCTTCTTCATTTGAGCAATGGCTTCTTCGATTCCGGAAAGCTCTCCGGCATCGTCATATTTGACATTTGTCGTATCAAGAAACTTGGCCGCATTGGGATTCATGCCGGCAGCAATTGCCGCGGCTTTCGCTTCAGCTTTGATTGCGCGTTGTTCGGCTATCTTCTTGTAGTCTTGGAGATCCTTCTCGGCTTTCTCGGCAGCTTCTTTGAATTTGCCTTCAGCTTTCAGTCGGTCTGTTTCAGCTTTGCTCTTTTCTTCTTCGTGAGCATCGAGTTTCTTTTGCAAGTCGCTAAGAGCTTTTCTCTTTTCGGCTGCTTCGCCTCGAACTTTCGACAGTTCATGTTCATAATCGTCCGTACTCCAAGCTTTTCGCTTGTCGTCGCCAGCGGATTTATCTTCCTTCTTTGGAGGATCTTGGTTTTTGGACGGATCTTCTTGCTTGGGGTCTTCGACGTTTTTAGGGGTTTCGTCTGACATGGTTGGTTTGATTCTCCTTATTTTGTCGCCAATAAAACGGCAGTGACAGAACCACCGCCAGCATTAGCGCTCTGTGTAACACGCAATCTGGCATAAGAGCCGGTGAATTGCGTATATCCATTTGCTGTCAATTCGGCGCCAATCAATTGGCCCGCATCACTCGACAGCGGAAATTCTTTATTCGTGCCCCAGAGTTTGACTTTGTCGCCGGCAGCGATTCCCGTCACTTCAAGCGAAAATTTCGAATAGGGCAACGGATCAAGCCAGCCCGAATCGCCAGAGGTTGCACTCGATGCGTCAAGCGCTTTCCAACCTTTATAGGTTGTCGGCGCAACACCGTTGACTAAATAAATACTGTCGCCATTAGCCATTAGCCTGTAACTCCTTTTTTCAATTTTTCATTTGGTGGCAAAACATCAGACTCATCAGGCGTGTCTATGGCGGTTTTGCCGTCATCCTTCTCGCCGTCAGGTAAAATCCCATCCTCTATATAGTCAGTCGACTCAACTGGAAAATCGCAATTGTCGTAGATGTAATTACGGGCGTCCTCGGGATCGATTAGAGGCTTCCAGCCCGGTAACTGAACCAAGCCGCCCATGGCGCCCTTGGCAGTCGGCCCGGTAATTGCTTGAACAAAAGAAGCGACAAGTTGTTGTAGGTCTTGAGGCGTCAGCTCGTGAACTTTGGGCCATTGATATTTAAGACCGTCAATATCCTCGACGTTAACGCCCGCCATGATTGGGTGTTTGGCTGCAATTGCAACAAGACACATTTGGCGAGTGAGTTGCAATGTCCCGTCATCGCCAAGGCAGCAGCGAAGATCTTGGATAAGGTCGATGAAGTTATCATCAAAAGAATCCATGGCAGCCCCGGTGATCAATGTTCCGGCATGATCGGGATCTTTTACGATCGCTGCAGTTGATTCTTGGGCCAATTTCCGTAGAAACTGGACATACTCCAAACCAATTTTGATGCCTTCCCCGGTCATTTCAAGAAGTTTGGCATCGCCAGCATTAACGGTTCCGCCGCCCGCGTCTTTCTCGCCGGCGTAAAACATCAGCATCATATGTGGTGAACGAGCCTTGGGCTTGCCGTCCTCGGCTGCTCCGCCATTGCCGTCAACCATTTCGCCAATTGTGACGACCTGGGGCGAGGCGTTGTATCTGATGGCCCGGCCAAGCGAAGATAAAGTGAAGTCAATATCTATGCAAATGGGAAGAGCGGCACCAAACAAGCATTCGCCGTCTGGAAGTGAGCCGGTTGTTGAATTGGTGAACCAATGCGCTTGAACAATGCCGAGATTGTGTTTGACCTCGTCTTCCTTCTCATTGAATTGCAAAAGACTATCGCCATCAGACGGCTTCCACATACTTTCGAAAATTGGCGTATAAGAACGTTCGTACTCTTTAGTCTGATCGACAATCCGCCAATAATTTCCGGTTGCAATAATTGGATCGCCTTTAATGTCTTTGTCCCAGCCTCGAGCCAAAAACTCATAACCGCAGGTCGGATAGGCAATCCGCAAAGACTTCAAATTCTGCATCTTGTCATATCTGGGAGTGCAATATTTCGCTCTCCATGGCGTTGCAATGATTTTGCCTTTGTCGCCTTCGCCTAAAATTTTGTACGTAACGCCCATCGAACCAACAGACG